ATAATCAACCTTTGTCTTCTGTTAGTAAATTCATAAACAAAAGCCAAGCAGGTGTAGTAGATTTTTTTGATAATAAGTTTTTAGGAAATCAAAGAAGTTTTGAAGAAATACTTGAAAACAGATCAAGAATAATAAATGAAGCAAAAGAAAAAAACGAAAAGATTAGTGAAGAATTAACAAAAACAAAAACATCACAAGTAATTAGAGGTGGTATTACAGGTCCTTTAAAAGCAATAAATGAAACTGTAGAGTTTGCAGATGATATATACGATTATCTAGCTGGTAATCCATACGATAATAATGATCTTATTGATTACAGTTATTTTGAAAGAGAAGATGATGGTGCATTTTTTCAGATACCACAAGCTATAACTCAGTTCTTACTGCCTATGGGTATCTTTACTAAAGGTCTTAAAGGTATTAAGAACCCTTGGACAAGAAACCTTGTTGCAGGTTTTCTTACAGATTTTGTTGTAGAAGACCCATTTGAACAAAACCTTTACAACATGGTTGATGAATATGAAGGTGCTTTAGAACCTGTTATAGATGTGTTAAAAATGCCAGCATCAGTATTTAAAGCTGATGATGATATATCTCCAATAGAAGCAAGATTTAGAAAAGCTTTTGGTGGTGCAGTTATAGGAGAAGTTTTAACAGGTTTATCTGTAGCTTTGAAAGGTTTTAGAAATTCTCCACTTGCACCGAAAATAATATCAACCTTAGAACGCAAAAGAAAATTAAAGTTTAAAGACCTTGGAATTGATGAAGCTGGTAACGAGTTATTAGATACAAAAGTCATTGATTTAATAAAACCTTTAGAGGTAAAAAAAGGAAAAGGTATAGGAGATACTACACAAATACCAGAAGTCGGTGACAAAATAGAATCTACGTTCAACCCAAACATTACAGGTGGTGGTATTGATGAACTTACAGATTATATGTTGAATATCGCTGAATATTTTAAAAGTACAGATGAATTAGGGCAATGGGCTAGGTCTGTATCTTTAGGTGATATGTTTGCTGCTTCTCAAAGACAGACAGAAGGACAAGCATTAGAAGCAGCTAGATTTTTCTTACAAGAATTTGGTCCTTTCAAAAAAACTACAAATGGCAAATTAATAGATAATCCAAAATATTTACCTTCTACAGCTATAACAATAAATCAAATGATGAATAAAAATGGCGAAGCTGTTTTTAATTTGTCTGCTGCCTTGCATAATGCCATAGCTACAAAAAACGTAGATTTAATAAAAGAAATAAAACCAGCATTTTTAAAAGAAGTAAAAGTATTAAAAGGTCTTGTTTACTTAAATAAAGGAGTTGGTTCCTTAACATCACAATCTTTAGGTGCTAGAAGAATTGCAGGTGATTTAAGAGATACAGTAACAGAAGCAAAAGATTTTGGTAGACGATCAAGAGGTACAGAGAATGTAAATAATATAAATAGAGATTTTGTTGAGAATGTAGGAGTTAGTGAGATAGATGAAACCTTTAACAAGATTTTTGATTTAGTAGAAAAAGGAGATCAAGAAGCAGCTTTAGCTTTGACAAGACTTACAAAATATTTAAACGTAGCAGGTGGTAATCCAGAAGTTATGAAACACATGATTAAGAAAGGATTACTTTTGAAAGGTGTAGAGTTTACTAACGAAATATTTATTAACTCTATTCTTAGCGGTCCACCTACTCATATAGTTAACTTGTTATCTACAAGTTTAAATACTTTATCAAAACCATTAAGTCAATCTCTTGGTGCTGCAAAAATTACTTTTAGAAAAGATATGGATATTTCTTTTGCAGATACACTTTTAGCTAGAAGAGATAACTTAAGATTTAAACCAGAATTTAATACTGATGAATTTATAAAAGGTTGGAAACAGTTTATTTATATGGCTGAATCTTTAGGTGATGCTTTTAATATTGCTCGTAAAGCTTTTAAGGTGAATGAAAATATACTTGATAGAGGTGCAATGGTTTCAGATGCACAACGAATATCAAGAAATATAAATGCAGAAGATGTAAGAAATTTTGCAGATCAAAATATTGTTACTAGAGGTACAGTAAAACCTTTTGTTGATGTGTTTTTAGCTGATGCTTGGCTTCCTTCTATCTACAACAACTTTAGAAGAATAAATGGTTTTGGTTCTCGTATGCTAATTACAGAAGACGAGTTCTTAAAACAAGTAAACTTTAGAGCTTATGTAAAAGCAGAAGCTTGGGAGCAAGGAATAAGAAGAAATTTGCAAGGAGAACAATTAAAAAAATATATTAAAACACAAACAGAAAAAGTTTTTAAAATTGTTGATACTGGTAGTACTAAAAAAATGCCAAAGAGTATTCAAGATATGTATAAAAAAGCTAGAGATTTTGCTGCTGAAGCTACATTTACAAAAGACTTAGACCCAAAATCTATAAGTGGAAGAGTACAGAATTTTGCACAACACCCTTATGGAAGAATAGTTTTTCCTTTTGTAAGAACTCCTATAAATATTCTTAAAACACAAATGAGATATACACCTGTTGTAAATTTATTTATGAGTGAATACAGGCAAGCACTTAGAAGTACAGACCCTAATATTGCTGCAAGAGCTAGAGGTGAAATGTATTTAGGAGGTGGGTTTGCTGCTTCAGTAGCTTTAATTGCTAGAGATATGGAAAATCCTTTTGCAGAGATAGGCATGACAGGTGCAGGTCCAAATACAATAGGATTTGGTGATGCAGCAGAAGCAAACAGAACATTAGTAAAACAATTAAAAGAAGAAGGCTGGCAACCATATTCATTTAGATTTCTTGTAAGAGATTCAAATGGAGAAATAGTCTTAACAAAAAGTGGTAAACCAAAATATAAATATATTTCTTATAAAAGACTTGACCCTTGGTCTGGTTTATTTATGCTTGCAGCAGATTTTGTAGAAATAGAAGGTCAAATAGGTAGTCAACAACGAAACGATTTTACTACTGCACTTACTGTTGCTATTGCACGAAACTTAACAGACAGAACTTATATAAGAGGTCTTAGTGAAGTTGCTGAAGGCATACATAACCCTTATGCGTTACAAAGTTTACTAGCAAGAAGAGTAGCTAATATTATCAATCCTGTTGCTGGACTAGGTAGATCAGTTAAAAGAGCCACAGACAAAACAAAACTTGATACTACATATTATCCAGCAGATGAAATGATTACAGGTCTAAGACAAACTCTTAATGAGTTAGCTCGAACAATACCTTATTTCAATGCAGATTTAGAACCTGATAGAAATTGGTTAACAGGTTCAGTTATTAAATATCCTAGTGGTTTTGGACCTGATACCTTTGATATTTTAAATCCTTTTACTGCTACTAATACAAAAGATAATTATGTTCTTAGTGTTATTAATGACTTGAATATAGCTTTACAACCACCCAAAAAATTCTTTTTTAGAAAAGAAGGAATACAAGATAGTGGTATAGAACTTACAAGCAAGCAATATGCAGATTATGTTAA